GACGATTGTGAGGATATTGCCGATTTGGGAGAACTTGAGGGAAAGGATGTCGGCTTGGAGATAGGGTGTGGAGACGTTGTAGTGAACGCCGCCGGAAAAGATAAAGCCGGAATTGCTTGAGTTGGGGTACGAAAGGCCGCCGGGGTTCTTGATGAACTCGATGTGTTGGTCGGTAAATACGAGGATATATGTTTGGCCAATATCGGAGGAGTATTTGAACGGGACAAGACGTGCTTGAGCAGTGGGGCGATCGGACGATCCGAGGAACTGTGTACCGGGTCGTCCTTGCGCTCCGCCCTTGTAATTGACGTAGAAGTTGCGCATTGTAAATGCGCCTTGATGGAACTTTTGCAAGTCGGAACGCGCATAGAGGCCCGGTGCAACCTCACCGGCCACCAACGAGTTGTAAATGAGCGGAACGGGCGAACCTGGATCAGGCATCAGTATGATCCACCAGCGTCCTCAAGCCAAGGAATAGACCACCATGGGTAATATAACACACCTGGACCTGTCCATCCGGCCCATGTAGTTCGTGCTCTAATCCAATCAGGGGTATGATCCACCACGGTCCATCCTTCGTCTCCATCTCGTATACGCGCGGCGTCGATTGCTGCTTTCGCGATCGCGATGTTGTCTGCTCGTACAACCCGAGCCTCCTTCCTATCCGGGATCAACGGCATTGCCAGCCGCGCCGAGAGGCCACTCACCATCGCTTGCTCAAACAGTGGGTCCCACGCATCCGGGTACTGCATCAACCCGGTGTAAATGAGCGAGGCACCGAGTTGGTTGGTGCAGATGACGCGGGTTTGCTCTGGATCGTGGCCTTCGACTTCGTACCAATTGGAAGCGATATCGTTGGGGCGGTTTGCGGAGGTGACGATGAACGGTGCGGGGCTATTCCATCCCATCGTTGTGACGTTGGGCGCGGGATTGCTAGGAAAGATGGGTGGGGTGGGAGTGGATGTCTGCGGGTAGGTTTGGGGGACGTAGCGGGCATGGACGCAATCGACAGGCCACTCGTACATGTATCCCCACGGTGTAGGCACGTCAGTGGCCGTCGCGTTTTGCCCACTGAAGTCCGCCAACAAATTCATTTGGAATGTCTTGCGCGCGAAGTTCCAATGCGCGGCCGACAATAACTGTCGTACGGTAGGCCAGAAGATGCGCTCGGCAGCGCGCGCTGCATCGGACCCGTCCTCAAGGCTTCCGATCGCCGAGATTTGGCACTCGTCGAGGGCGCGATTGACAATATCAACCGGCTGCGTTGCTGGCACCTTGCTGTCCTCCTTGCTGTTGTTGCGGAGGCGGCTTCTTCCCAAACTCCGGCTCGAGCTTCTTCGCCATTGCTTGGATCATCAACTCCACAAAATCAGCATACCAATCATTCGGGTCTATAATCGAGGAAATATAATTGAGGATTGCGCCGTCTTGATTGGTGAGGATGGCATGGGTTGAAGAGGTAGGATCGAAGATGGAGAGGAATGGCTTGGAACGCGGACGCCAAATCGGCACGAAACCGGGCGGGGACTTGACTTGCATAGGTCGGATACAGTCGGCGGGCCAAGTGTATTCGTAGAGCCACGGTACGGACGGATATGTGTCGCTCCACGTGATGCCAGTGTAGTCGGCAAAACCGTTGTTGATGTTTGGAGCTGACTTTGACAGAACGAGTGCGGCGTCCTTGTGAGCCCACGTTGGCTTCAACTCGTAGAGTAAGGCGTCGCGCGTCTCGCCCCAATGAGAAAGCGCGACGAGGGCCGCGTTGCTCCCGTCATAGACGCCGCCGATTGGCGTTGGATAGCCAATCGAAAACAACGCGCGGTTGATGATACTCTCGATAGTGTATGGGCTAGCCATTGCGCTGACTCGCTATCTCGGCGAATTGCAGGGCATCATTAAGCAAACGCGCTGATGGATTGCCGCCATTCTCAAGCGCGAACATGAGGCCTGACCCGAGGAACCGCACCATCGACTCCGAAAACATCGAGTCCCACATATCCTCGCTATCACCATTACTACTATAAACGACTCTCTCTGATGCAACATTGGTCGCAATCACTCGCGATCCGCCTTGCCCAAGGATGCTGAACTCAGCAGGATACGGATCGAGGAGGTTAACGTTGAGTGGGATGAGTTGCTTGACGCGGACACAATCGGCTGGGTAGGTGTAGGAGAAGGTCCATGGGAACGGTGATCCACCAGCCACTACGGTGAGCGCGCTGCGCAACGCGAACTCGTAGTCACCATTGCGAAGGAGGAAATCGCGGAATGGGTTGTACAACAAGTTGCAATACGCGGCCTCCTGCGAGGCATCGGTGGCCGGGTTGAACGAGGTGATTTGGGAGCGGGTACCGATCTCAGCGAGGGCGCGATTGGAGATGTCGATGTTCGTAGTCATCAATGCCACTCTTTGACAATGCAGATACCGTCTGCTCCAGCGCCACCGGCTTGCTGCGTTTGGCTGGCTGCTACAGCGGCACCACCACCGCCACCTCCAAACCCGCGACCGCCACCCCCCGCGACCGAAGTGAGCGTTGCCTTCGCTCCCGCCCCCACACCAAAACCGAGTCCAGAATTACCACCCGCACCGTTTTCCACTATCGCGGTATTGATATTATAGGTATCACTACCGTTCTGACCGAGAGAGTTAAGGTCGCCACCTGTCGCAGTAGTGCCGCCCGCCGCACCTGGGATCGTATTGGAGGTTGATTGGACAGCGCCCGCCGCGCCACCGGAACCGCCGTTATCAGTCAGCAATGCTCCGAAGGTGGTATTGGTTCCTGCTGTACCTGCGTTCGCGCCGGCAGCACCACCAGGGCCTCCCAAGCCAATCTTTACGTTTGATCCAGTTGCTGTAGCAGCGGTAGTGCGTAGTTGCGATGCAGCGCCACCACCCCCTGCGCCACCAGCGGCCCACTGAGCGGCAGCTACCGTAGCCGCACCTCCACCTCCACCACCAGCACCGACACACCAAATATCTACCGTGGTCGCAGCCGCATTGGCCGTGTAGGTGCAGCCAGCACCAGACGCCACGCAGTTAGTCGAAGTGCAGAATGAGCCGGTCGCTTGGCAAAATACCTGTTGCCCTACATAAGTCGATCCGGGTGCCGCTGGAACCGATCCCGGCCCTTGCGTAACGAACTGTGCATGAGCGCTCCCACACAATAGCACCAGGACAAGTGTTAACCACCTCATCGTCACCCCCTATCGATAGACAACGCTTGCGGCTGCCTGCGTCGTGGCGGCGCTCGCTGACGACACCATCTTCACTCCAATCACGACACCTGAGGTCACATTGGTGTTCTCGTGCACAAGATCGTTACAGGCGGTTGCGTTGTCGGAAATGGTACAGGTAAGTGCAGTATCGTTACCGCCGAGACGTAGCGTAAACGTGAATGTGTGGCCTACGCCCGGAGCCGTCACTACGTTGACGTATAGCTGTGCGATACGCGTGACGTGAGGCGCGACGACGTAGTAGTTGTTCTCGGTAGTGTTGATAGAGCCCTGCCCGATGAACTGTGTCGAGCTGGTCGTTGATGCAGTTGCGCCTGTGCTAAACGCAAACGTTGGTCCGTAGACTGCATACTTCGCGCCGGTGAACGCTCCGGAGATCGTCAGGAATTGCGGATCGATCGTGCCGCCGTTGGCGCTCGAGAACAATCCGACAGAGAACGCAGGTGTTCCGGTTATGGTGGCGGTTACGGTCTGCCAAATGATCTCGCCGCCGTCACTCGCACTGGCGTGGATTTGGGCAGCCCCATCAATAGTGTAATTGTGGTTGATGAACTCGAGGAAAGCACCTGTGTTGATCGCAGAGGCGTGCGTGCCGCACACTCCAAAATCGCCACCGTCCCAATAAATTGCTGAATGATAGTCGGCGAATACGCAGGTACCGTTGGCCGTATGCGTGACCTTGATGTTCTTAAGTATCCAACCCTTCGACGCATTAACCGCTGTAATCGTAGCACTCGGTGCCGAGTTGCACGTTACCGTAACCGCAGAGGTATTGCCAGCGTTTCCAAGGATACTGACAACGCGTCCTTGGTTAGTCGAACCTATGTAATCCGGCAGAAGCACACATTCGCTGTATGTGCCGTCCGCCATCTGAAGATTGACGACTTGCGAGCCGAAGTCGTAGTTATACGCCATCGCGTTAACTGCGGCCTGCAACGTCTTGAATGGCTGCGTGTTTGATAGGCCGTTATTGCCGTCGTTGCCGGGCTGGCAGGTGAACGCGCCGCACGGTGCGGTGCTGGTAGATTGGTTAACGTAGAACGTCGTGGTGGTGACGAGGCCTTGTCGGGGGTTTGTGCCGAACGGGAACGGGAATAGCGTACCATTGAAATTGATGTTGAAGCCAGCTGTGCTCCCACCATTGACGGGTAATACCGTCAGTAGTGCATTGCCGCTACTGTCGTGACCAATACAGATTTCGTGATACGGGCCGCTGGTGAGTGCGTCCTCCCAACAGTCACCAATGGTTTTGTTGTCGAAGTGATGGGCTGTATTGAGGCCGCGGAAGTTGTCCGTAAACATCTTCGACGCGGCTTCGGCGGCAGGGTTGCCGATATAGCCGAGTGGATCAAACTTGGTCGGTGGCCCGGACTGAAGGATGGCGTTTTGCGCCCACGCCGCTGCGGGCGCGAGTGCCAACAACAGTGCAAGCGCAAGTCGCTTCATCTCATGCTTTCCTTTGTGCTACAGGTGCGCCATCCGGGAGGGGCTCGCGCCGACGACGGTTGCTTCCCGGAATGTAATTTTCCTCATAGTTGTCGATCGGAAGGTCGTCGACAGGCGTCATCGTCGCATTATTCGCGGCGAGTCGTGCCTCTTCCTTCCGGTTCATCTCTTCCGCCTCTTCGTCGAGCGGGATCATCTCGAGCGTCGGCCACCGAACGATGTATGGAGTGCCATCGCCAACAATCGTGCCGGTCTCTTCGAATTGCTGTGGCTGGGCGAAGGGATTGGCGGAAACGACAGGTGCGGGAGATGCGGCGATATCGCCCGGCAACCATGCCCGCTGTCCATCGCGTGTCTCGAGTTCATGCGCAATGCGTAAGCGCCAACGTGCCATTGTGTGTCTCCTCTGGGTATATACTATGGATCGGGTCCACGGTATATATCGAGTTGATGGGTGGTGGCCCTGCCCACACGCGCGGGAGGCTAAGGCAGGGCCACCTGATCCGACTTTATGCTCCCCAGCGTGTCGTCGGATCAACTCTTCGCAACGTCCGCCAACGTCGTCCCGCCACTCGTGACGGTCGGTGACGGCGACGGAACAGCTGGAGTTGCCATTCCAAGCCCCGCCGTAGGCTCAGGCTTCGGTGGCTCCTCCGACGGCAATTCCGGCGGCGGCTCAGGCTTCGGTGGCTCCTGTGCCATGTCC